AATCCACTAGAATTGGTCAAATATACTTGTAATGATGTTGTATCAATATTTGGATTCGAAAGAATAAATCTTTGGTCTGAAACTGCGGTGTTGACTGTAAAAGTTTCTGTGACGTTTACGCCTTCAACTAAAAGTACATTTGTAATAGTGTATGTATTATTAAGTGGGACAATGTGATTATCATTAGATGTCAAGAAAGTATAGCTTCCGCCATTACCATCTGTTGATTGAAATACCGTTCCTCCGGGAATTGTGATAGTTGTAGGAGAATCTGTTGGAAAAATTGTGATATCAACATATGCTTCTGCAGATCTGGCAGATCTTGGAATATAGTTGATATCTTTAGCATGACTGACCACACTATCTCTAAGTGTAGCGGTATCCATAAACATCTCGTTCATAACCATATTGGTATAGAAGCTATTAATATATGTGTTGTAAGTTAACAAGTCAATTATAGTCGAGATATTAGATCCCTCAAAATTATAATCTTGAAATTTCGATTGATTTTGCATGAACTGAACAAAATTTGCTCTAAGGCCAGCAAAATCTAAATTGTTGACAGCAAGTGTGTTATTAGCCATTAGCGAACCCTTACCAGCGAAGTTGTGATTGTTATTGGTGCTGGATTATTTATGATAGAAAATGTAAGCGTAATATCGATTGAGTTATGATCTGGATCCCCATTAACCACAATGTCTAATATCTCAACTCTTGGCTCGTAGTTTTTAATAGCATTCGTTATCTCATTAGTCATCTCAACTTGAGTGGTAGGCATAAAATTTTCAAAGAGAAAACGATTTAGATTAGCACCAAAATTAGGAGCATATGGGACTTCATAATTATTTGTCTTGAGAATTTTCATCACAGAGTTTATAATAGACTGCTCATTAGTAACACGGGCAAGATCATTCGTCATAGGATTCTTTTTGAAATCTCTAAGAAAATCAGAATAATATACCTGTTGCTGCACTGGAGTTGGAGATGCCACTTTATGCTCCTAAATCTTTATTTTCTATTTATATAAAACTCTATTGACATATGTTTGAATCACCTATATACTCCTATTATAGGGTTGAAAATCTTTCTAATCCAACTAGATCAAAAAGGAATCAAGGAATGGATATTGGAGTATTTGGTTCCCAATCAGATAGACAAACAAACTTTATATGTGAAGCAGTTGAGTTTTATGCTTCTATACTAATGGATGAAGATGTTTATCGTGATATGAAAATCGATATTGAACTTGATTATGAATTAGATGTTGCTGGGCATTGTTTGACAGACGACGAATTAGAATTTCCAAGAGAGTTTACTATTGACATAAATCCTAATCTGTGTGATATTGGTATTTATTCCACACTTGCACACGAGATGGTTCATGTAAAGCAGTATGCTCTAGGTGAATTATATAATGTAATGGCTTTATCTCCAGAAGAGATTTTATCATTTGATCGAGTTTGGAAAGGCGAAAAATGGTTTCCAAAAGAAAATGATCATCCATATTTTGATGCTCCATGGGAAGTTGAGGCATTTGGAAAAGAAGTTGGATTGTATTGGAAATGGAAACATAGGAACATGAAAGTTTAATTATGGCTATTACTAAGAAGAGAATTACGAAGTCTTTTGATCAGAAGCATTATGGTGATGAACCTGTTATTGTAGGTATTGCTACTGAAGAACAATTAACAGAAGCATATAATTTCTATAATTATATGCACGATCATGCTCAGGCAAAGAAATGGATTATTGAGTATTTGAAAAAGAATAAGCGATCTCCAAAACTAATCGATGAAATTCGTTCTGCTCCAGATTGGCGGACTAGCACAACTGCTGGCTGGACGGCTCGTATGATGATGAATGGAACAATATTCAATGATACATATATGGAAAGGTTTGAAGATCGTCTTCGACTGAATGCACTATATGGAGTCAAAGATGAACCAAAGGCAGTTTCTTCAACAATCTCTGTTCAGGATCGTATTAGGCACAATACTAATAACTTTCTATCTGATGCTGAATCATTGGTTATTGATGAACGTTCATCAATGTATGAGTTTCTTCAGAGTAAACAGGTAACCCCAGTTTCGGCTAAGAAAATTCTGGAATATTATCAGCCTATCTATGATGAGATTCATTCTGATGATGAACAGGTGAAAGAATCTTTTGGTAAGAAGTTGAAGTTCGAACGCACTTTCATGCAGGGTGTGATTGATGATCTAAATAGATATATTGGCAATAAGAAAGTTGCTAAGGTTCGCAAGCCTCGTGCAAAGAAAGTTAAATCTGCTATTGACTTGGTGAAGACTTTGCAGTATCAGAAGGAATATCCGGAACTAAAGATAGTTTCAGTTAATCCTGCAGACATTATTGGAGCAAGTCAGATATGGACATTCAACACGAAGACGAGGAAACTCAGCCAGATCGTATCAATGAGTCCGACTGGTCTAGGAGTGAAGGGGACAAGTATTACGGGATTGGATATCGAATTGAGCGTGTCGAAGTCGATTCGCCCCAACCTCCAAGCACAATTGATCCAGAATCTATTGTCATCTGGAAAAGTGGCACTGAGGAATTTTATGTCAAATATCAAGACCTCATCAACATGTGCAAGCCCGAGAATGAACGAGTTTACCGTAATATTAAGGATTATTAAGTGACAGATAATGTAGTTGATTTCACAGATCGTTGGATTAAGAAAGAAGAGCATAAAGAAAAGATTCAAAATATTGAGGAAATCAATGAACTTGATGAACTTCATGATATTTGCACTCTAGTAGCCAATGATGCTCTAAATGCATTATATGAAGAATATGATCTAGAGATTGATAAAATTGAGTTTAGTCCAGAGATGATTTTCTTCTTTGAGTCATTCAAGGGTCTTATTATGAAGTGTGCTGGACATTGGCATCCTTTTCAAGATGCTGCTCAGGATTTTTTTGATTCTCAGGGCATTGAAGTTCATGAAACTGAAGATGGTGGATATCATTTCGCTCTAGGTAATAAGGAAGAAATTTTACCGGCAAACGATGTTGACATTATTGGAGATAATAAATGATTCTTATTGATCTAAGCCAATTTCTAATTTCTTCATTATTTGCCAACGGATCTAAGAATGTTGTGATTGAAGAAGATCTGCTACGCCATACTCTTCTTAATTCAATTAGAGCACTTAAAGTTAAGTATAAGGAGTATGGTAAAGTTGTAATTGCCTGTGATGATAAGAATTACTGGCGTAAGGAATCCTTTCCTTATTATAAGGCACATCGAAAGAAGTCTCGTGAAGATTCTGAAGTTGATTGGAATGCAGTATTTGTCTGTCTAGACAAGTTTAAAGAAGAGCTTCGGGAAAACTTTCCGTATAAGGTAATTCAGGTTCCTCATGCTGAAGCTGATGATATTATTGCAGTTCTAACTAAGCATTATCATGCTGAAGGCATTCTTATTGCATCTTCAGATAAGGATTATATGCAGCTTCAGTCATATCATCGGGTTACTCAATACAGTCCGATTATGAAGAAAGAGATTAATTGTTCTTATCCAGAGCAATATCTGATGGAACACATCATCAAGGGGGATTCCGGAGATGGGATCCCTAACTGTCTTTCTCCTGACAATTCTTTTGTAATGGGCATTCGTCAGAAGCCGATCACAGCAAAAAGACTACAAGAAATTAGTTATGATCCAAAAGCTATGCCTGAAGATGTATATCGAAATTATCTTCGGAATAAAACTTTGATCGACTTTAACGAGATTCCTGATTATATTCAGGCTCAGATTCTTGAGGCATATGAATCTCAGGAATTTGGAGATAGATCAAAACTATTTGGGTTTTTTGTGAAACATAAAATGAAGCATCTTATGGCAGATATAGGAGACTTTTGATGATTTCTATGGAAGAAAAGTTTTTAGCATCTAAACTCTATAGTCTTTTATATCCTCACAAAAATATATATAGTGTACAACCTAAAACTAATAACTTTGGTTCGATTAGGTGGGAACAAGATCCACTTACTAAGTATGCTTTAATCGTTCGTGAATTGATGCAATATAAGGAATCTATTTAATGTCTACTACTTTAGGGGTCGCAGAGATCCTAGAACAAATTTCAAAGATTAAGGATATCAATGAGAGGCAGAATGCACTATCTACTTGTGCAGGAACTCCAGCAATTATTCAAGTCCTTCATTCATGCTTTCATCCAGAAGTAAAGTTTCAACTACCAGAGGGTCGTCCTCCATTCAATAAGATGGAAAAGCGCCTTGATCTTCAGGGATCTTTTTACCGAGAAGCTAGAAAGCTACACTTTTTCATTGAAGGACTTTCACCAAATATCAATCAACTAAAGCGAGAAACTATGTTTGTTCAGTTTCTTGAAGTTCTAGATCCAGATGATGCAGAGCTTATGATTGCTATCAAGGATAAGCAGATGCCATATAAGGGCATTACCTATGATCTCGTCAAGAATACTTTTCCCGGTTTGCTGCCAGATAGGCCAGCAGAAGAGGGAAACGTGCCCCCAAAGGGGAAGTTGGTTCCATGTCCGTTTGGGTGCAAGTCCTCAAGAGAGGATGGTCTATACTCACCCGGCCCTCTGGCAATGCACATTCGGAACGCCCATGCGGAGACAACTGGCTCATCAGAGAATGGTGAAGAAGGAGAAGATGTTATGTCAGATGGCGGAACACAAGTTTAAATTTACTTGACACACCAATAAAACTAATATATAAGGAGTATATATGAACAACGAAGGCGTCGGTGGCTAATAATGGCTAAGTCGGAAAATGATTACAATCGTAATAAGTTTGATCGAGTTGAAGATTATAACTATCGTGAAGACATTCAAGAACGACGACAACATCGTCGAAATAAGAGAATGACTAATGCTATCCGATCTAAGGATATTGATGCCCTGTATGATCTAGACGAAGATTAATATAAATAATATCTTTATCTAGATTTTAAGGAACTAAAATGGAACCATGGGGAATTTTGTCTGCAATTGACGCAGTTGGTTGTGATCCAATATCGATCAATTGCACAAAAACGTTTCAAAAGTTTATAGATGAACTTCTTGATACTATTGAGATGATCAAAATTGGCGATCTTCATGTGATATGGTGTACAACTAATGACCCTAAAAAGATTGGTTGGAGTGGGTTCCAATTACTTCAGGATTCTAATGTAACTTTTCATTTTTGTCCCAAAGATCAAAATGCAGCATTTGTGGATATTTTTTCGTGTAAACCATATGATCCTCAAGTTGTCTTAGACATATTCTGTAAATATTTTAACCCAGAGAAATCTAATATTCAGGTATTAGAAAGATATATACCAAAATAATTTGATATTATGTTGTCAACATAAAACAATTCTTGTATAAGTAATTTACTGGGTCCGTGCAGAAGATCGCAAGACCCTAACTACCGAGGGAGTCATCATCCTAGATGAGAACCGCCATTATATGGGATGTTCGGCGCAACCGATGAAAGGTTTACTCTAGGAGGTCTACGATATACAGATTGACCTTAAACGGATATGGTAGTACCCAGTAAATGATATTCAACCGAGGGTGGACTGGCGTTGATCAGCCAGAAATAGTTCTGGGAAATCTGGACGCAAGTGTATTCCACCACTTTGATTAACACTGTTGGCCTAATGAGAAGTTGGTATCGAATCCTTTATGGTTGCCCTAGCGTTGGTTCGAGTCCAACCAGTGTTATTCTAAGTTTAGTATGATTTTGGATTTTATATTATGAAGATTATTTTATCATTGACGAAACTGTGTCGGCCTGATATAGGTAGAGAATGATTAAACCATCCAATATTACCAGCAGCCATTTGGCTATAGTCGCCGCTTTGTCCCTATCTTGCGTGTCTGCTTATTTCTCTATTACGGGCATGGCAATGTTGTTCTCTGGGGCCAGCGTTGCTGTGATGATCATGGCATCTGCTCTGGAATTTAGTAAGGTGGTCTCAGCAGCATGGCTTCAACACAACTGGAACAAATGTTCCAAGCTTATTAGAGCATATCTAGTGGTCGCTACAGTTTTTCTGATCTTATTGACATCAATGGGAACTTTTGGGTATCTCTCCAGAGCGCATCTAGCAACTAGTGATAACATTCAGTTATCCCAACTACAGATTCAGCCACTACAAGACCAGATCGATCTAGAACAAAGGAAACTTAAGAATGCTCAAACTTCTCTGGATGCTCTCGATAACTTGGTTGTGGCGGCGGATCCGAAAGATTCTAATTTCATTCGCCACAAACAGGAACGAGAACGTAAAGTTCTCAATGATGAGATTTATCAGTCGGCTGGACAAATCGAATCGCTCAATGTTAAACTCTTACCATATAAAGCAGCTAGTCAAAAAGGGCAAGCTGAAGTGGGTCCTCTGAAGTATATTGCAGAGATGGTCTATGGCAAGTCTGCATCAGATCATTTTGATGAAGCAGTTCGGTTTGTTATTATTTTTATTGTGATTGTATTTGATCCTTTGGCTATTGTTCTGCTACTAGCAGGAACTTCAGGAATCAAACCAATTCAACAAAAAGAACCATTGACAATCAAACAAAAACGTGGTAGACCAAGAAAAGATGGAACGGTTTCTATCTCAGAAAATTCTATTCTTAGGTTTTTATAAACATAAATAAAATATGCGAGGGCTAGTTAACCCTTTTGACTTCTACAAAAGCTTCAGGTCTGTTATGGCTAGAGAGCGATACTTAGGTATCACCGACGAAACAATAACGATTAAGGCATTCTCAGTAGGAGGAGAATGGATGTTGAAGATACCTCGTTTATCTTCTCATATTGATTCAGATGATATGCATTGAGATATGCTATTATAGTCTTCTGAATTGGGCTTTCGTTACATCAAGAGAAGAGTTATGCTTAGGAAAGCAGTAATTGGTTTTATTTTAAGTTTAGTGTTTGTTTCAGTTGCCAGAGCAGAAACACTAGATAAACAAGTTAAATGTCTGGCAGATAACATTTATTATGAAGCAGCCAACCAGCCAACAAAAGGTAAGATTGCGGTAGCTCAAGTAGTAATGAATAGAACAAAACAACCCAATCGATTTGGATCTACTCCATGTGCAGTAGTTGGACAGAAAATCGGCAAAAGTTACCAGTTCTCATGGATGAGAACTAGAGGTAAAATTAAATACCCTGAAGTATATGCAGAATCTATTGACATTGCTCGTAATGTGTATTATGGTAAGGATGTTGATGTGTCTAATGGGGCTTTATTTTATCATGCCACATACATAAAGAACCCATGGCATTACAAGAAAGTTGCCCAAATTGCGGGTCATATATTTTATAAGGGATAATCATGGAAGTTTCATTTGAAGTTTTGGACGCGATTGAAGATCTAGTATGGAAACATGATATATCAATGATTGATGCTATTGTTTTATATTGCGAAGATAATAATGTCGATATTGAGGCTCTCGGCAAAGCAATCAAGAGTAATCAAAATCTCAAGGGGTCTATTCAACTTGAAGCGGAGAGCCTTAATTATCTTCCAAAGACCAGCCATCTTCCTGTATGACACCATATCAAGCATATGTGTTATACCTTGCTTTGAAAAGACACTTTACCACAGACAAATATGATTTTATCCAATATAATGGTAAACTTAAAGTCTCTAAAGAATCATTTGAAACTAGAAACGACAAATATAGCTTTTCAAAATTAGCAAACAAGAAAGATCCAAAAGGATTTTTAATTGCAAATTTTATCAGAGATACTGAAACGTGGATAGGTAATTTGGTTGATGAAGATTCCTATAATAAGATTTATTTGGAATGGTATGGCAGAAAAAATGCATTGGCGTATAATTTCCGTAATGAATTAGATAATATAGAATATGATTTAGACACATGTATTAAAGTTAAGGGAGGATATCCTAAATTACTTGATTTGTACATGTGCAATATTGTATCTGCAGAGACTATAGTTATATTAGATTCTATTCTAGACTTTTTTCCATATTGGGATAATAATATAAAGGATACTATAGTATATCCAGAATATGCAAGAAAAATTAAAAAATACAAACCCTTTGTCAGATTTGACAAAGATGTTATGAGAAATATTATGAAGGAGAAATGGGTTTATGACATTTAAACTGAATATTACTGGTGAAGGTGGACTTCCCTTACATCTTGGCGGACATGAGTCTATGCAGCATTATGAAGAAGGTGGACTAGACTTTCTGATTCAAAAATATAATATTAAGTCCATGGTAGATGTCGGTTGTGGTCTAGGTGGCATGGTTCAAATGGCAAGGTCTAAGGGACTAGATGCGATTGGAATTGATGGAGACTTTGTTGTTGATAGAGAATTTAACGACATTATTATCCATGATTATACAACAGGGCCATATATTCTAGATAAGAATTATGATCTGGCATATACATGTGAATTTGTTGAGCATGTTGATGAACAATACATGAGGAACTTTATTTCAACATGGGACAATTGTAAGTATGTTCTTATGACTCATGCATTACCTAACCAACCCGGCCATAATCATGTGAATTGCCAGCCAATTGAATATTGGGTTCATACATTAAATGCCTTTGGTTATACATTCGATGTTGACGCCACTAATGAAATTAGAAAGGTATCTACAATGTTAGAACGATACATGAGAGAACAGTCACTCTTCCTAATCAATAGAAATTATAAGGAGACTTGACATCACCGACAATATGTGATATAAGTAAGAAGTTATTATGATTAAGTGAAACAATTTGAAACACACTAAGACACACTATTAAACATAAAAAGGAAATATAATATGGTAGATTTTTCTAAACTAAAAGCATCAAGTCAGGATTCAATCAATAAGCTAATCGAACAGGTTAAGAAGATTAATTCTGCAGGAGATTCGAATAATAAGGACGATGGTAATTATTGGAAGCTAACTGTGGATGCACAGGGAAATGGCTCTGCAATCATTCGTTTCCTCCCCGCACCCGAAGACGAAGATATACCCTTTGTTCGATATTGGAACCATGGTTTTCAGGGTCCCTCTGGAAAGTGGTACATTGAAAATTCTCTATCAACTCTAGGTCAAAAGGATCCTTGCGGAGAATATAATAGCCGTCTTTGGAGAGAATCTGATAATGATGATTCTCCACAGCGTAAGCAGGCTCGTAAGCAGAAGCGCAAGGAACATTTTGTTTCTAATATTCTAGTTATTAAGGATACTGGTAATCCAGAGAATAACGGTAAGGTTTTACTATATCGTTATGGCAAGAAGATCTTTAATATGTTGAGTGAGCTTACAAATCCAGTTGATGATGGTATTGGTGAAACCATTCCAATCGATCCATTCAACATGTGGAACGGTGCAGATTTTTATCTTCGCCAGCGTAAGGTTGAAGGATATCCAAACTATGATAAGTCTAGCTTTGGTGCTCCTAAGGCAATCAGTGATGATGATGATTATCTAGAGACCCTTTTGAAGAGCACTCATTCTCTTAAGGCAGTAATCGATCCATCAAACTTTAAGACCTATGAGCAGCTTCAGAAGCGTCTCAATATGGTTCTAGAACTTGATGGCCCCACTCGTAATACTTATGAGCCTGACCCGATTGCTCGTGCTCCAGAGCCGCGCTCTATTAAGACTGATCTTGATGAGGACGATATTCCTTGGGATCAGTTTGGTACTAAGGCATCATCGGTAAAGAATGATGAAGAAGACGATTCAGATCTTAGCTTTTTTCGTCGCCTAGCTGAAGAAGATTAATCTTCTTTCTTGTTGGGTTCGATATTATTGAAGTGTTTTAATGATTTTATATGTCGAACCCAACTTGAATTTCCCTTTATGTTTACATCACAAATTTCACAATAATGGATTGGTCTATTCTGAGTAGATATTTTTAGTTTTTCTTTTGTGGTATCAGATTGTGGGTGACCCCTAGATCCTTTTTTTATTTGTGGGATAAAGAATTAGTGATAAACCAATTTCTGGATTATTTTTTTCAGTATAGAAGATTTTATCTGTTTCTATATTTTTAACTCTAGCTTTACCCTTAGTCGCAAGACTTCTATTAAGTCTTCCTTGATCTGATGATTTGACTCCTTTGGGTCTACCTGTAATTGGTTTCATATTATTCTCTAAGCGATATTCGTTAGTATAACCTTTAGTTATAGAATTGCCTTTTCTATGTTCAGATAATTTTGGATTCTTTCTTCCCTTCATTACGCCAACTAAATCTGGATTGGAAACAAATTCTTCTTTAGTGACTAAGCCAGAGTTTCCAGTAGAAACACTTTTAGCTGATATCAAATTATTCAAATTTTTGGGACCGAAACCATAACTATCATTAATCCATTTGGGTGATGATATAACTTTCAATCTTCTCTGAACTTTGTTTTTCCAAATTCTAGAATCTGTAACTGAGGTGAATATTCTGCGTACTTGAATTATATCAGGATTGCCAAAATCGGCAATTAATTCTTTTACTTTTTTCGAAGATGTGATATAAGGGTTCCACAAATTGGATGGGTGTCAGAGCGGTTTAATGATCTGGTCTTGAAAACCAGTGAACTTGAAAGGGTTCCGTGGGTTCGAATCCCACCCCATCCTCCATTATTAGGAGTTTATATTATGACAGATACGATTGAAGCAACTCAGCTTAAGCAATATATTGAACGAATTGAACGAATTGAAGAAGAACTCGATGGCATCAAGAATGATCGCAAGGACGTTTATTCGGAAGCCAAGGCAGTAGGATTTGATGTGAAGACTCTTCGACAGATCATTCGCCTTAGAAAGAAGGACAAGGATACTCGTGATCATGAAGATTCGATGCTTGACCTTTATCGAACAGCAGTAGGAGTCTAATATGAGAAATGCTAATTGGCGATATGATGTTAAGCAAGGTGCTTATATTGTAACATTGCTTGAAGATAATCGGGTAGTATATACTAAGGAATATCATGATGAGTCTTTAGCAGAATTTGCAAAGCATCAATGGATTAGTGGTCAAGGTCCACAGTTTCTTACAGACTAATAAAAAAGAGGGGGAGCAAAAACTCCCCCTCAAGTCTTATCTAGACTGACTATCTTCGCAGCCTTATCTAGACTCTCCCATACTTTTATTTATCGTCAGTAGAATCTGCCTGTGGGGATTTCAAATGACTGGAAAACTTCTCAATACCAGTTATTCCCAGACATCCTAAAGTAATATAAACTAACGCATCAAAAATAAATTCTGTCGGAACATAATTTCCAAATAGATTTACTCCCCAAGTAATAGTAATCATCAAAAATGACAGTAGAGCAACCCATCTTTTAGATGAAGGAGTTCCATCATCATCTTGCATTACTTTACCAATATATTGAATTGCTATTTGGACGTTTATCATGATAATTCCTCAGGCGGCATAATATTGCAAATCTAGGCTATTTCTAGGTCCAGCAGTAGCCATATCCCCAAAACTACCTCCACCACCAGACGAACCCTGATGTGTAGTATTATTGTTATTTATAATCGTCGGAGATCCTTGATTATTCTTTTTGGACTTTTCTTCCTGAACATCATCTTTTTTATTCTGAAGTTCATCAACGGATTTTGTTTGTTCATTTAATGGTGGTTTCTTTTCTGGTGTGGCATTTGGTTCGTGTCCATATTTTTGTTTATATGCCTCTTTATATGATGGCACTGGCGTGGTTAGATAGTTTGCTGCTTTATATGCACCATATCCAACTGCACCAATAGCAGCAGCATCCAGAGCAAATTCTCCTACTCCTGCACCAATAACACCTTCTGCTTCTCCTACTCCTGCACCAATAACACCTTCTGCAACTCCATCACCTTCTGCAACCGCTGCGCCCTTTGCGGCTTCTGGCAATACCTTCCCTGCACCTTCTTCTAAAGGCTTGACCCCATCTATTCCCTCTTTCTCTACATCTTCAACATCAGGTTTATTTTTACTGAATCTCTCTTTCATCTTATTAAAAGATTTTTTGCCTTTTTTAAAAGTCTCATAAACTCTTTGTGTGTTAGAAGTTGGTTCATCGCCTTCTTTCTCTAAATCCTCATTTAGTTGATCTTCAGTTTCTTTATTTTCTTTGTCTATGCCTTTTTGTTTGTCCTTCTTGGTAAGAACAAATAGAATGGCTTTTGCAGTTTTGTCTATTGATTTTAGATGATCTTCATCCGAACCAACTCTATCTGTTCCAGTAGTACTACCACCTTTATCAGACTTTCCTCCCCTGCCATAGTCAAACTTATCATATCCAAAAGGTCTAGCCCTTTCTTCTTGCAATCTTTCTGCAAAAGTTGGCTTTCGGCCTCCATAATTTCCAAAAGAAGATCCACGAGTTTCACTCAATCTTTTACCAAATCCATCAGAAGTTTCTTTAGTAACATCTTTGTTTCCAGATAATTCTTCTTCTCTATTTGTATAATGTTCTTGTAACTCAGAAACAATTTGTTCTTTAGAAAGTGGCTTCCCCTCTTTACGATAAGAGAAATCCTTTTCAGACGAAGGAGCAATTCCACGTTCTTTTAGAGCCTTTATTTCATTTTCATCAAGATCTGACATTTTATCTAGAGAATCTCTCCATGTCACCGCACCATAATGAGTCTGTAGTTCTTTAAGTATTTGTTCTTTAGAAAGTGGCTTCCCCTCTTTACGATAAGAGAAATCCTTTTCAGACGCCTTTGCAACCCCTCTAGATTTTAGAATATCGATTTCTTTTTCATCTAAATCAGATAACTTATCTAGAGATTCTCTCCATGGATCTTTAGGACCAAACCTTTCTTTTAGCTTCTTAAGAGGGTTTAGAATAAACTTATTAGTGTTGCTACCGGGAATAATTTCTTCTCTAGTATATTTGGCAGCAGCATTTAGTTTTTCTTTGGCCTTTTTATTATATTCATCTGTGAATGGCAAATTCCAATCATCAATCTTATTAAAGGTTGGATTAGGATTTGGCTCTGGTGCCTTTGGTAACGGAGGTCTTGGTTTCTGTTCTACAGATTCTTCTTTAGGATTTGGCCAATTACCGCCTCTTGGCCATGGAGGAGGTTCTAATAATTTTACAGGATCTATTAATGGTTGTTTAGTTAACTCTGGTTTGGTCGGTGTTTCTAATTTATCTTCAGGTTGCAAGGATTCTTGATCACCGACATCAAGCATAGCAGATGATAGCGGACTTACTTTTTCAGATGATTCTTCAGCCTCTTTGGCATCTTCTGCATCTTGCGCTTTAGCTACCGCATTTATAAAGTTATATAATTTTTTATCAGCCGGTTTCGGTGTATTTTTTTCAGATAAAGTCCACCAGTCACCATTTATGTCTTTAACATAACGTTCTGGTTTTTGTCCCGGAAATGATACAATATATATTTTTCTTCCAGCCACTACCTGCTCTCCATCTTAGCAATTTTATCTGCAATATGTTTTTGTAACAAACCAACATAAATATCACGTTCGAAGGGCATTAGAGATTCAATCTCTGTTATAGAATAATTATGATGCTGGGCCAAATTAAACATTAAATAATAATAGTTCAATAAAGTATTATGACTCAGCACCATTAAAAAAAATCGCGATAGCCCTCCAGAACGATCTTCACTTCTTTTCCAGTATTGTTGATATATTCTAGTTCATGTTGTATTTTTGGCATAGTATCAATAAAAGTTTCTTTAATTTTATTGAATGATTTGCCACCAAGGTTTCCAAGCCATTCTACTTTTTCTTCAATAGTATAAAGGGAAGTATCGTAAAAATCTTCTCCAGAGACAATCGAATCTAAACATGCCGCAACAAGTTCAATTTCATCATCTTCAGTGGATTTAATTTTACCGAGCATTTCCATAGTTGGATATTTAAAAGTCAGAACTGTCTTTTCATCAATTTTAACTGTAGTGCTATGATTATTTGATATTACTGGCTTAATGGTATCCAAATCAATATCAAAGGATCTTACTTGGCCATCTTCTTTATCACGATATCGAAGTGTTGAAATATTAGATACAGATTTTGATCTAAGTTGAATTATCATATGCTCGATATCGAATAATGGCAGTTTATCCACATCAATATCAGAAATACAACAGTTGTTAATAACTTGCTTTATTGCATTCATGATATCTTTTGAATCTTTACTTTCTTCGGCAATCAACATTATCTTTTCTTCTCGTACAGTAAAAGGTCTATATTTTACTGGAGAATTAATAGATATCAATTTAATCTCAAAAGTAGGATGATCAATCGTAGGCAACTTCATTTTATATTCCTCTCATTATTTTGGGACATTTCCGGTAACTGGTATGTTTGTTACCTTTGCTGGTTGATTTGAAGTAGAAAGATTGGATATAGTCTGTCCAGATCCTGTTGTGGATGTGTAGTTGGTGTATATAAATGATGCCGGAATGAGAACCAAGCTATCATGAGACGCCCAGCTAAAGTTTACAGGACCAAATGATACTGGAAATGCATCTATAAAGGTATATTGACTTATAGTATTGCCGAGCGAATCAAAGTGTGATAAAGAAATATCTGATTTATATGAATCTTTATATTGCACCATCATAAGATTTCCGGAATCTTTTAGATTAAGCATACTATCCATCCAACTTTGAATTGCAGAAATTGTTGTGCCTTTGGCATCACAATAAAAAGTAACATCTAGAGGACTAAAATTCATTCCCATAACATATGGATTAGTGATACCTTGACCATATCTTCTTACAGATGCAACTTCTGCTTGCCTAGTTGGTAAAGATGCTGCAGTGCATAAGATTGATAATTGTTTAACATCATCTTTAATTGTGCTCGGTAGTGTGAAAGACATTTGGAAATGTGCTTCACGAGCCAACTCATTAGGAATAGCAGATAGGAACTCGTGTATATTAAAAGGCATGAATTATCCCCCAACCATCTTTTTTGAATCTTCCCAAACCTTTTCCGATGTCGCACCAACCCATTTTTGCAGTGGAAGCATTAGTGCTATGTCCCATTCAGATGCTGGAACCAAGATAAACTTGCTTTTAACATGGCTTGAAAGATAGTGTTTAAAGCATGGTTTAAATAAACCCAAATTAGAGGTGCTCTTTAATACTTGATATGATAGTTTAATTTTAGTTGTATCGTCATATCTTTGGTTATTTGTGATGGTGTATAATGCATCCATCAACTTTGCTCTTAATACAGGAGGTAAATAGTGGAGATTGATACCATAAAACCCTCCTGCTGCAGGGCCTACCATAAAGATAAGTGGAAATGCGTCCCAATATGGTAGTTTTTCTTTTGTTTTTGCATCATAAGAAAACATAAACATTCTTCCGGGATTGGCTGGACTTGCATTATTCGTGGTTATGGA